GGTGAAAAGATGAGAAAGCCAGGCAGTAAAGGTGCACCAACAGCAGCTCAATTTAAACGTGCTGCTAAAACCGCTAAGAAGAAGAAATAATGTTTAAGGGACCAAATGGTGCAGGTAAAGGTGATGCTCCAAGACCAATGGACATTACTAGAAAAGAATTTGAAAGAAGATGGGATAAAATATTTTCTAAGAAAAAAGGGAAGAATAAATAATGGCTGATTTTAAAACACAAGTTGATAATTTAACAGGATTTGGAAGCACTGATGATGTTGCTTTATCAGATTGGTTGTCTAGTGGTGCTAGAGAAGTAATTAATGTATTTCCTATGTCTAAATTAGATAGAATGTCTATAGAAGATACTTTTCATAGTGGTAATACAAAAACAACTAATCCTATTGATGGTTATGCTATAGAAGATGCAAAAATTCTTCATGTATTAAGAGCAGTAGATATTGATGCTAGTCCAGTAGTTTATCAACCTTGTAGAGAGATTCATACTTCTCAAATAGGTAGAGCTATAGACCCTGATTTTATGGAATATGCAACAGCAACAGACCCAGTATATTATGAATCAGATAAGAAATTAAGAGTTTTACCAGATAGCGATGCTACTAATGCTGGAACTGCAGATTGTATATTACAAAAGATAAATTTAGATTTTACGATTGCAGTTACAGATACTACTGTTGAAGACTTTCCTAAAGAAGGAAATAATGCAGTAGTTTTATTTGCAGCTAGAAATGCTTTGATGAGACTAATGAATGCTAAACATTCTAATACTGATATAGCTACAGCATTTACAGCATTGAAAACAGAATTAGATGAAACTCAAGCAATTGCAGATTTAATTAACACTCAAGTAGATAGTGCTGTAACAGAAATTGCAGAAATGGTAACCAATATAGATGATAATGTTGATACTGCTTTAGCAGCTATGAAAGCTTCTGCTGATAAAATTAATGCGGCAATAGAACTTGCAAATGCAGAATTTGATAAAGCTGAACTTCATAATGATGATGAAGATAATGAATTAGCTACATCAAGAATAAATGGTGGAAGTGCCTATTTATCTGAAGCTGCTTCAAGAGGAAATGAAGTTGCAACATATGCAGCTGAAATTAATTCTAGATTATCTCAAGTGAATGTTCAAGGAACAGTTGCTAATAATTATTTACAAGCTGCTCAAGGATATTCAACAGAATTATCAGCAAAGATTAATATTGCTCAGGCATATGGAACAGAAGTTAATTTAAGATTAGCAGTAGATAATACTGAATATCAATGGTATGCTCAACAATATGCAGCAATTGATGCTCAATATAAACAAGCTTTACAATTATTATCAATGGAAAAAATAACAGCAAGTGGAGATGGACATTTCCATAAAAAAATAGAGGACTAGGTCATGGCAGCGATAGAATTTACAGGTAAACAAATTTTTAGTAGAGTTATACAAGCAGTTCCTGATGCAACAGAAACTTATGTTTTAAACTTAATTAATGAAGCATTGATTGATATGGGTAGATATACTAATCAGATAGAGAATGCAAAGACAGATTTAAAACACAATCAATTATGGTATGCTTTAGATGATGATGAATCAATAACTGTAAATAAAGTTTTTAGATGTGCTATATTAAATTCAGATAGCGAGTATATTGAGATACCAAGATTAACTCCTGGAAGAATTAAACAATTTTATAATGAATCAGATACAGCAACTAATACAAGTTGGACGGAGGTATAATGGCAGCGGTAAGTAGTTCATACAAAGACCCTAATAAAACATTTGTTTGGTGGATTGAAGGCGATAGAATCGCTATTGGTACGACTGAAGGAGATGGAGGTACAACTGCTACTGATAATGGTAGATTAAAACCAGTACAATTAGGAGCTGGTAATACTATTACAGATGGTATTGTTATTTCTTATTATGCTGAACCAGATAAATATACCGCATTATCTGATTCTTTAGATATTGATAATGTGCTACAACCAGCAATTATTGATTTTGTAAAAGCAAAGGCTTTGATGGACGCAGCGGCTAGAACAAATAATCCAGCTACTGCACAGATTAAAATGGCTTCTGCGCAACAATGTATGGCAAACTACAAAGAAGCTGTACGTAGATATGGTATGAAGAAAAACGATAAAGTCGGAGGAACTAGAGCAATAGCTCCAGCTGATTTGAGATAATGGCTAAGACAGTACTACAACATAGACAAGAGATGGAGCAAAGACTTGCTAATGTTGAAACACACGTGGAAAACATTTATCACCACGTAAAAAGAATTGAGCATTTAGTAGAATTACAAAATGGTAGAGTACGTAAGAATGAAGAAGAAATTGCACGTTGGAAAGGCGTGGTTGGTGTAATTATCTTAGTGATAACTATAGCAGCATCATTATTGCGTTAAATAATATTAAGGAGTAAACAATGCCAGCAAAAAAAACATCAAAGAAAGACCCACGTCTAGCAAGAGCTGGTGTATCTGGTTACAATAAACCTAAACGTACACCAAGTCACCCTAAAAAGTCACACATTGTTGTAGCTAAAGAAGGGAGCAAAGTAAAGACTATACGTTTTGGAGAACAAGGTGCTAAAACTGCAGGTAAACCTAAAAAAGGTGAATCTGATAAAATGAAGAAAAAGAGAGCAAGTTTCAAGGCAAGACATAGAAGAAATATTGCCAAAGGAAAGATGTCTGCTGCATATTGGGCAGATAAAGTTAAATGGTAAACAGGAGACAACATGAACTTAGTAATCAGTAAAATCCTAACTAGTTTAGGAACCGAGAAATTCATCAAAGCTATTCTATTACATTTAGGCGATTGGTTAGTAGCTAAATCTTCTAATAAATTAGATGACAAGCTTTGGAGTGAAGTTAAAAAAACCTTAGATAAATAGGAGAGAATATGAACTGTGATTGTGGCTGTGGAGGCTGTGTAAATGCCTAGAATGTCATTACAACTAAATGACTTTAGCGGAGGGCTTAATACTAAGTCCTCTCCTAGGGATATTGCACCTAATCAGGTACAGAAAGCAGATAATGCATTCTTATCTAATCCTGGTTTAATTCAGGCTACATCAGATGCTACATCTAAAAGTTCATCAGAAACAATAACTCATATTCATAATGGTAATGGCGCATTTATTTTTAACTCTCAATATAATGTTGATGTAGATGGAACTGCAACACAACCTACTCAAACAATAGCATATCCAATCAATAAGGGTGTTGGTAATTCTACAATACAATTTTTTAGAAGAAATTTTGACAGCACTGGAGACTTTTCATATCTAGATTATACAACGACAAATACTGAAATAGATATGCAAGTTACTGGTGCAATAAAGCCAGTATATTATTTTGTAGATGGATTATTATATGTTTCTAATAAACTTGCAGTAGATTCAAGTATTACATCTGAACCTAAAAAACTTACTTATGTTGAATCAAATAGATTTGGACAAGATATTACTGGCTGGTATGATACAACAACTAAAGTAGAAACTAGTGATACTCAATTTGAAGATATAGCAGAATTAGATTCTTTTTCAACTAACCCAGGAACAGGTGAATTTAGTATTATATTACAAACAGACCCTACTATTAATAGTTTAACTTATACAAACAAACAACAGAATAATGTAGATATTGTAACAAGACAAAATCCAGATTTAGACCCAGCAGATGAAAGAGAATATGATATTGGTATTACAGATAAGATTATTTACTTAAAAGCTGGAACAGAAAATATGACAGGAGCTTTTAGTGATGGAGATATTTTCTTTATTAATGGAGAAGGTTTTAGAGTAAGAGGAGTTAATGTATTGAGTCCTAATACTACTGTACAATTAGTAGTAGATAGAAATATTTATGGAACTGGAGCTTTAGAACACGGACTTAGTTCTAATGTAAAAGAACAAGCAGTAGATACTGTTTCAGTTACTGCTGGTGGTTGGGAACCTGGTTCTTATGAGTTTTGTCATACAGTTGTTGATTTGCAAGACAATGAAACATTACCACAAACACCTAAATCAAATTTATTTAACATTACTACTGGTTCATATTTTTATGGTGTTAAATTTAGAATAAAAGATACTGGATTTATTACTAGAAAAAATGAAAAAGGTGTTCGTGTTTATACTAGAAAAAAAGGTGGAAATGGTAGATGGATTTTATTCTTAGATGTTGATTATTATCAAGGAGTTAGAAAAAATTTATTTGAAGACTATGAACCTTTTGTTGAGGTAGCTACCGATTACAATGAAAACGAAAAGGCTTTTGATATTGTTAATCCTTCTTTAGATACTTATGAAAGTATTAATGGATATTCTCAAGACGAAGAAGGTATTGACTTTGGAACTAAAGGTGGATATAAAGCAGCTACAATCTGTGCAAGAAGAGCTTGGGTAGGTAATGTTAGAAAGAATGATACAGTTTATGATGATAGAATTTATTATAGTCCAGTCAATAGATTTGCTACATTCCCAGATACATTCTATTTAGATATAGGAATTAGTGATGGTGATTCATTCACTGCTTTACATAGCTTAGGGAATAGATTATTAGCATTTAAACAAAGAAAACTTTATATTATTAATGTATCTTCTTCTTCTGATGCTGGTTGGTATTTAGAAGCAGAATATGATGGTATGGGTTGTAGACAACAAGAATCAGTATGTAAAACACCTTTTGGTGTATGTTGGGTAAATGATGATGGTGTTTATTTATTTGATGGACAATCAATGCCTAAAGAGATTACAGTTGCATTAGATGATGCTACTTGGAGAACAAATCAAACTACTAAGAATCCAGCAATTGGTTATAATAATAAATATAAACAATTAAATGTAGTACAAGATACTGCAGCAGATACAGATGTACTTGTATTTGATTTTCCTTCACAAGGTTGGAGTATAACTAAATCAATTGGAAGTAGCGGTATTTCAAACTTTGTTCCTT